CTTTATCGCCCTCCTTAGCAAGAACAGCAAACTTCTTAGACTTACCTGGGGTTCGCTTCGGAGAATTATATGAAGAAAATCTCTCGCCACGATAAGTTATACTCACTTTCTTTTACGCTTGATAGGCTTGCGAGTCATCATTTTACGCATTTTTCCTCTTCCCTTCATAATGAGTTTCTCCATTTTACGTGGTTCATATCTTCTTCAGAATACTTTTTGTAGTATCCTTTCTTTAAAATTTTCTCTGATGATTCTGCTAAGTGTGAAAGTGATTGCACTAAAATCATGCCATACTCTGGCGCACCATTACCTTCAAACTCATTAATGTTCTCGTCCTCTGGATGGTTTGGATGAAATCCAATAATCCATGTGCCATTATGTTTCTCATTCTGTGAATCAATCCAATTATCAAATTCTTGCACATCCATATCTTCCCAACCTGTCCAAGCAATTACTTCTACTTCTTCTCCTTTAGGTGGATTGTTTCTTTTGATATCTACTGCCAAGGTTAAATCATTAGTAACATGAATCTTTACCTTATCATTCTTCCATGCTTTTTGAGCATATGGGCAGGGTGGCATTTGCTCAAAATTAGCACTTGGTCGTTCAAGTACATCTTTTGACCACAATCTGATTTCTTCCTTTATAAGGTCAGATGCAATCACGCTGCTGCTCCTGTTTGTCCAAATTGTGTAGGTGCTGCTCCCAACCTTCCAATCTCAGCGTTTTGTTTTTGCTGAACCTGCATCTGTCTTTGCTGGAGATAATTCTGAATACGCTCCTGTAATGCTGGATCTTGTTGTACCTTTTGTGCCACATCTGGTTGAGCTAACCATTGCTGGAATATCTGCAATTTCATCTCATGTGCATCATTAGGTTTAACATTGGGTGGTACACCTGCATATATCTCTGCAATAGTTTGTCTCTCTTCATCCATTGCTTTCTGAGATGCAGTTTCCTTGGGCAACATAATACTTTCAGCAGCACCAGGTAAAATCTGTCCGACTGCAATCTGTAAAAGTCTTTCAGTATCTAGCGTACCATTTCTATCTAGTTGTGCGCCAAGTTGTGCAATTGCTTTTACACGCTCAAGCATTTGTTCTGGGTCTTGAGTTGCCACATCAAACTGCATGTAAAAATCAAATCTTTCGTTTGGATTACCCTTGGCATACTTCTGCATGTCTTGCATACCTGTAACACGGAAGTATTCTGCATCAGGGCCATACTGCTGATAAAGTGAATATACTTGATCGAGTACATATTTCAGATGATGGAATACTTTATCCACAGTCTCTTGCTGTTTCATCTGTGCCTCGACAGGATCTACACCTGGTGCATTGCGTCCAAGTAGTTTGTTTGCCTGCTCTTCTATATATCTACGTAACTCGACATTAGATACTGATCCACGAGGTGTGTCTGCAAATCTTACTTCACCAGGTGTGCGGTATGGAATCTTTACACCAGGGCCAAATCTAGCAGGGGATCTACCCATTGGATATTCAATAGGTGGTAAAGTTGTCAATGATTGCGAGTCAATACCAGCGTCTGTTTCTGCTTTTAATACCTGTTGTAAACTTTCCAATCTCTCAGGTATTGAACGTGCAGAATAAAGTTTCTTCGATGTTCTCTCTATTTGTGTGACTACGAATGGATATTGTCCATGTGCATAATCCATCAACTGATGTTTTGCATATAGATCTGAAATATTAGGGTGTAAAATGGTGCAGTAAATACCAGGTATATTATCTTCGTCCAAGAGTCTTTGATAACAGTACACTATTCTAATGAGACTATTTTCATTATCTCTGGTAAACTCATCACTCTCTCTTAGCTGATATAAGTTCTCGTCATTGTCCTCACCCTTTCCGGCAAGTTCAATAGCTGCATCCACAAACTCTTCTGACCATTTTTCACTATTAATTTTAGCCCTTAATTGTTCTGGAGTCATGCTGACTGCATGGAACATATATGGAGACTCCTGTGGATTCATTGCATAGGATGGCCAAAATACATCCTCATCAGGTGCAAGCGCACGAATCTTTGGTCTGCTAACCACTTGACGGGTTACAGGTATTGTGGTTTCTCCATCCTTGCGTAACTCACGCAACATTGCACGAGCTTTGGACTTTCCAATATCAAACTGAGATTTAAGAACTTCTGTGAGTTCTTCATCCATACTGCCATCCTGTATTGCCTCGGCAACTTGTGGAAGTACTTGTGCGACCTGATCCAACTTAATGATCTGTTGTTGTTTCAACTCCTGATTTTCATACCAGCAGTAATGAACCATCATACCTTTCTCAAATAAATGATTCAGTCCCAATTCAATCTCAGGATAAAACTCATCCATCTTAGTATTGATTAACCAGCGTAGGAACATACTTACCACATTGGCACGCTCAACATCATTGGATTCTACAGGTGTGGCAACAATGTGCGCACGTCTTATTGCATTCATGGACATTGCCACTCTGCAAGATATCGCATCATCTACTAATCTTACTTCCTGATCTGAGGCTTTATCCCAAGGAAATACTTCACCTGTCAGACTATTTGAAGCATGCTTCTTAAAATCATCAGATTTACCTGCCCATAAACAATGACGGGTATCATAATCTCTTTGCCTACGATCCAACCATTCACCTAAATCACTCTGCGTGCGTTTATACGCTTCTGCAAGGTAAGCAATATCAGGCTCTTTTGATACGTATAAAAGTTCTGGATCGGACGCAGAGAGCATGTGTAGCATAAAACTACATTATACACCTAATGTAGTCAATCAATAACCACCACCACCTGTGACCTGGATGTCACGATGTGTGATATGTTCTGCACCACTCACAAATAAATATCTTAGGCAGTCAATCTGATCAGAGAAGTAATCACTCTTACTCTCTCCAGCGTATTCAAGCATGGATGATATTGTATTCTCGCATTGATCAGAAAAGTAAAGTTGTGGGCAGTTTTCTTCAGTCATAGGTTCTGTATCATCCCAACTTAATGCATCATTAATCTTGGCAATACCTGAGTCAATAGACACACCTGGTGCAGCACGGAATACAAATCCCATGTTACTCATCGTGTTAATTATATTACTCTCACCCTCTTTTGTACGGACTGTGGCTGCACCCATTCTTGGGTCAACTATTCTCTCAAATATATCCTCACCCACTTCCTGAGATTCAAAGTAATCTTTATAATCTGCATATCCCCAACCTAATGGTCTTTGTCCAGGGCCTGCTTTACCAACGGCTTTACCAGCACCATTCACATGGGGTATTGCCCATGCTCCCATTGTGCTGTCTGGGAACTCACGATATACATAAATCTTACCATCATCTGTAACTGCTGCCCATAATCCAACCCAAGGTTTACTGCCACCAGGGTCGCATATAAAATAACGGGTACATTGAACGGTTGGGTCAGCAATGAATGGTATCTTACTATGTTCAATGACATTTGTTTCACGCTGAAATTTTGGGAACTTTCCTTCAAAACTCTTGCTAGGTATGCCATATAATCGAGCAAGTTTTACTTCCTGTGGTTGCTTACTGTATGTCCGTACAAGTTCTTTATAGTCAACAAAGGGACTCATTTCTGACCAAAAATAATAAATTCTACAGTCTGGCCAATTCATGGATACCTGTTCAACGGGTAACTCCCTACCCAACAACTCACTATATTTAGACTCCACAGTCTCCGCACCCTTGAGTAAACTATTAATCAGAGGTGTCCATCCCTGCAATGTTGTAAAGGTCAGCATGACCCTACCATGATAGTCAACTGTTCTACCACCTACCAATGTTTCAAATACATTTTGTGGTGCTTCCTCATCCATATGAATGCAATGTGCAGACCATCCCTCAAAGATTTGTGGATCTGCCATATACTGCCGATAATTATTAAAGTATATGGTACTACCACGTTCTGCGTCAGGGTCTGTGGGTGGTAAGATTGCTTTGCCTGCATTGAATCCATTCTTCTGTGTATATTGTAAGCTATGATTAGCACCCTTCTTCTTACTCCGTTTATACCGTGCCGGAAGATTTTCCCATATGTAACGCTGGGAATCTGAGATACTTCTTTCCTCACTCACATGCATGGATCGAATCTCTGCTTCTGGTATTGCCTGTGCTAAATGCACAAGCATACGAGACGCGAAAGTTGTTTTTGAACTCCGATTACCGCCCAGAATAATATGTATTTTTGTGGAGTCCCAATTCTCCATCACTCT